TCTGCACGAAACCTTTATCAAGAGTAATAATCTTAACATAGTTTTCGATAAAGTATAATGGATCTTTTGAGCATTTAATATACTCGCGGACCTGGTCTTCCGTGAGCGACAACTGCATGTTGATGCGCTTTAAGCGCGGATTAGCGAGGTAATGTTTGATTTTATTCGGCAGATTCATTCTTTAATCTTTTGAGTAGATCTGCAGTAGAGCCAACGAACACAGCCTTGTCAATTGCAATATTAGTAGGCGCTGCTTCTTTTGGCTGTAGTTCTTTTTGTTGTCGTTGTAGAATCATCAGTTTCTCTGTAACATCAGAGAGATTCTTAATCATATTTGCAGCGACTTCGTATGCGCGAGGATGATTTGATTCTTTAGCAACTTCAAGAATACCTTCTAGGGCTTCGTTGCCTTTTTCGATTAGATTGTAGTAATTTGAGCGCGAGTAATCTGCGTCTGGATTTTCTGTGTGCGACTGATGCACTGTTAACTGTTGGTCTTGTTTTACAACAGGAATATAGTCAGTATTCAGGATTTCAGCAAGATTTTTATCTACTTCGCTCATAAATTATGTAATATTTGGATACTCTTCGATAGTTTCAGTAAATCCAAAATCGTCATTTGCATTGGCGTTTGATGGGTCTGGAATCACAGTTAGATTTACAAGTTGATTATCGTTCAAGTCAAATGTATTTATTCTATACGCAGTATTAGTCACCGCGCCAGTGAGTTTCTGGTTCGCAATTAGCACACCACTCACATCAACAACAACAATTTGATTCGCAACATTATCCCAAGATTCCACGAAACCAGAAGCATTTGCTCCATTAACAGTTCTACCTTGGAATACTAGTTCGCCGATCTTGTAATCACCAGAGCCAGCAGTTAGATTAATCTTTCGCTCGCTGGTCTGTAGATATGTACTATCATATGTGTTTGCTGTAGATTTACGAATAATCTTTGTATTGCTATTAATTGGACCATAGAGATATGCCTTAACAGTAAACTGTAAAGTCCATACTAGAGTTCTTAGTTCTTCGCCTGTGCCCACATCACCTGTTACTGAATAATCAACAGACTCAAGAATAATAGGCACATCGACATTGCTACCAACATCAGCAAGATCTAGTGTGAGCGTATAGTCTGGTGAGAAATATGGGAGAATCTGTTCGATTAATTGTGCGCCGTCTTCAGTATTTCGAACAAAAATGTTTAACTGAAAATTATAGTTGTACGGAGCAATATGAGCAGACTTGACCGTTGTGTTAGAATTTGGACTAAACTCTTGAGAAAAATTATTTCTTTTACGCAGAGGATCGTAGGTGATTGATGTCAACTCAAACGACATACGAGGCAATGTGATCTGCGTCCTTTGGTCTAGTCCAGGATCCATTACCAAACGCTGGTAATATTTTTCTTTAGCCATGTAAGACAGCGGAACAGTAATTCTTTCAATCTCTGTTGTTCCTGCCTTATTGTATCTGACGAGACGAAGATTGTTAAACATCGAGCCGAATGCTACGACTAACTTTCTAGTGATTCTGTGATAAAAGTGTTGGTTAGAAAGCATTATTCGTCACTTGTTCCAAACGGATTAGTTTCTGTCCAATCAAGAATATTATCTGCTTCTGTTTCGATGCGCACATTGTCATCAAAGCCGTCGTTCGCGTCTTCCATTAGATTGACACTGCCCATACTCCAAGATGCGCCAGAAACAGCACCAATAATTGCAGTATTTGGCGTAAACTGTCCTTTAATATTTCTAAGTTTTAGAATTCTAGTAGGTTTATTCCAATCTGCAACATAGGCTTTTGCTGTCGCCGCGCTCAATGATGCGCCCTGATAAACAATTTCCATGCTATCATATGTTCCAGTGCCACCATCATTTAATGTGTATTCTAGTGCGAATGCCTCTATACTACCGATGCGGTCAATCTCTTCAATGCCAGTGTTCAATAATTCGCCGTTGTATTTAAATGTTTCAATATCCAACCCATACATATACGGAGCAGATTTACCCGCCTGGAAAAAGTTTTTTTCTTCTTCTACTCGTTTGATTTCAAGAAGTTTTTGTTGCACAGGAAGATAGATTAGGTCGCCTTCTTTTGGTGTGTTTCGAAAAGCAGGATTGATTGCTCGTTCGAATGTTCTGCGTGCAACAGCAACCTTCGCAGACTTCTGGATCTCGAGACCAAATTTAGCAAAGAACTCTTGATTGCCTTCAAAGTCATTGGAGGTTTCAAGGTACATATCGATTTTATATGCAGAGTTGAAGCACTTGACGGGATCGTCGCCGAATAGATCGTCGAGGCTCGACTGCGATGCTCTAGGAAGATAGTAGATGTCGATACCGTGATTGCGGATCGATTCGATGATTAAATCTTCTATGAGAAACTGTTCTCTTGTTGCACCTTGATTGTTGAAATACACCGAAACTGGCATTGGTTTATCCCACTAGCATCTGTGGCGGTAGTTCGTACTCTTCTCTCAACTTCGTGTGTAACAATTCAACCTCAGCAACAGCATCTGCGTAGATTTTTTCGCCGTTCACAACTAATCCACCTGGAAGCGTGTAGTTAGTATATTTGCTTAGATTGTTGCCCCATTGCATCTTGAACAGTGCAGTAGTGTAGGACTTCAACCAACTATCGTTATAGACCTTCTCATATATCTCTGGGTCGACAATTCTTGTTGCCTTGAACACCAAAAAATCACCAACAGCAATTCTACCCGTCCAGTCCATCTGAATATTAATCTGGTTTACTTTTTTATTGTAGGTAAACGGCAACTCGCCAGTGATAATCATATCAAGCATAGCGAGATGTTCACGAGCAATAACATAGTAAGTGTACGAAGATGACAATAGATTATAGAAATCGTTTAGGCGAATCTGATAGTTAATGTCAAAGATATTAAATCCAGCAGAACTATTGGATGCAATAGTTCCTGAATTGATTGGGAGAATGCTGCTGATGCCAATAATAGAATCAGCAACAGTGATGTATCTATTAGACACATCACTCGCCGTCACCTGATGAGCAAGATAGATCTCCTCTGTACCATCGTAGTGATAGTCTCGGAATTTCTGCAATGCATCATCGATTCGATCTTCTAATTGATCGTCGTCGACATTGATGTCAATTACAGGAAATCCGAGTTTACGGAGACAGTAATTTTTCAGTTGAGTTCTAGTTGCTGGTGATGCCATTTGATTGCCTTTTTTGTATTACAATATAATTGCGCTAACATCAATTGTTACGGAAGCAGTATCTAGATCTGTCCCGCCAGAATTTTTTAATCGTAGCGTTGATGTAGCAGATTTACTAGGGGTTCCTGATCCGTCAGCTGACCATTGCCAATATCTTGTGGTGTTCATCTGTAAAGAAGTTGCGGTTGCAGATCCAGTTGGAGCATAACCAGGGTAGCTCGGAGTGTCAAGATATGCATATACATCAGAAGCATTACCAGCCGACAACCAAGTGAATGTGTTTGATGTTGAAACTGTGCCAGAATCTGATTGCGTTTGTGTAAAATACAACCCATTTCCGTTCGCGTACAATTCGATTACAGCGTCAGCAAATGCATAAGTCGAACCCAGCGCATATGCAAATAATCCAATATCTGCACCCAACGATAAAGGATCATAGTGTGGAATAGTCACTGATAAGGTGACCTTATATGCACTATGAAAGTTTCCGATACTAATCTGACCGCTCGTCGGAACATTTGGTGCAAAGTCATCAGAATCAACAATTCCACCGTTTTTGTAATATTCGCTGATGCCGATCGGATTAGATCCACCGAATTCAGTTTGAATGTCGCCGAGAGAAATCTGATTCGGAGATGGTGGTAATGCCATTTTATCTCTGCTTTAGACTGGTGGCGGAACTGGTTGCTGCGGAACTTGCTTCTGTGCCTGCATAATGACTTTGTTGAGCGTCTGGTCAACAACACGATGTGGCAGTTCACGAAGCGCGCCAAGAACAAGGTTCACTTCATTGACATTCAATTCAAG